GACGCATACCTAAACCATTACCATCAAGCGCTGAAGGTCAGGCTGAGTACTGGAAGAAGTACTATAACAGTATGGCTGGCAGAGGAACAGTGGAAGACTTTTTAGTGAGGTCAGCGTAGTGCCTAAGCAAACATATACAATGAATAATTTTTCAGGCGGTATAAACAACCTGAAAGACCCACGCGATTTGAAGGATAATGAGCTTGCTAATGGTGTAGATATAATGATAGACAAGCAGGGCGCTATACGTACTAGGGGAGGAGAAGCTGGGTATGAGGGTACTATTGCTGACGCGACAGCTACTGCAACTTCAGGTTATGGATTAGCGGTATTTGAATCTGATTATGGAGTGGAAAATTCTAGTTATAAAATTACCGGTAGTTCAAATATAGATTTTGCCGCAGATGAAGCTCCATCTAATACAATAGAGACTCAGGACAGCAATGCTTATTCAAAGTTTCCAGTAGGAAGTGTAATATCTGTAACTGGTACTGCTAAAAATAATGGTTTTTATAAAGTTTTTTCAGCATCTACTGAAAATTTAAAAATATCTCCATCTCCGGTTTCAGAAGCAGATACTTCAGCTGTAATAAAACGCCATGTAATAGGGGAGACCTTTGTTGCTCTTGCAGATGCTGCTACTGGTACTGTAGATATATGGAAGAGAACGCAGGGTTCATCAGCTTGGGATGTTAGCCAGATGAATTTAAGAAGTGACGGAACCAATACAATGTTGGCTACTAATGACTCGAAGATATCATATTATTTTGTTGATAATGCAATAAGAGCTTGTGATACTGATTTTGAGAATTCTTCTATAATTAGATGGTTTGGATATATAGAGCGTGTACATTTTGAGAATACTACATCTAATAACGTATTAATACAAAATACGATTCATGATTTTAAGAGTGAATTAAATTCTCTCCCAGCGCCAACAGTAGCTGCTGTTGATACTACTGCTGGAGCTGGAAGTTCAGGGCTATATCCTACAGCAGGAGCCGGTTTTAACTTAAGTTTTATAGAGGTAGCAGATACCGCGAGCACATGGATTGCAGATACTTATCAGATAGCGACAAGTTTTATATATGATGATAATCAAGAATCATTATTATATATACCAACGTCAAGTAATACCTTTACAGTAACTGCTGGTAATAGATTAACATTAAGAGTGAGAGCTATTAAAGATTTTGGAAACCGAGTAAGTGGTGGCAGAATATATTATAGGCCTAGCGGTAGCGATGATGAACCTTGGACTTTACTTCTAGATATAAGTCTTAGAAAAGGAGCTAGAGCATCATTAGACTCTGACTATGTTCAAAGAACTGAAAGTGACGTTGGAGGGTTAACTGGTTGGAATCCACTTGCTGATAATATCGGAGCTGGAGAAACTGAATTATATACTGAGCTTGTTGATTCGTTAAAACAGAATTTAGATACATACGATACAATTAATGGATATTCACCTACAATAGATTCGATTTCATTAGGAGGTATAAATGAAGGATGGAAAACAGCTGTTGTTACCAATAGGCGCACATTTATAGCTAATGTAAAAATAATTAATTCAGAAACAGGTCAGCCTGTGGTTTATGGTGATAGAGTTATGTATAGTATGCCAAATAAATTTGACACTTTTCCATCAACAAATTTTATTGATGTTGTCAAGGGAGATGCAGAGAACTATGTAAAGCTAGAGGAGTACGCTGACAGGTTGTTGGCTTTTAAACAGAAGTCGGTACAGATTATTAATATATCATCTCCATCGGATACCAACTGGTTTCTTGAAGAGAATATAAAACATAATGGTGTCCAACATCCAGCAGCTGTTACACGCACTGACTATGGTATATGTTGGGTTAATGAGAGTGGATGCTATCTATATGATGGTCGTAAAATAACAAATCTAATAGATAATAAGATAGCTGATACCAGTGGCGCTAATGCATTGTTTCCTCCTTCTTGGAGTGATTTTATGTACGCTTCTAATATTATAGGATTTAGTATAGTTGGTTATGAGAAGCGCCGTAAACAATTGATAGTAATGAAAGATTGTAGTGGCGCAGACCATACCAGTGCTAATTATGGTGGAGTGGCGGCAAATGGTTCGGTTAGTAGTGGTGATGCTTATATATACGATTTTAAGACACGTTCATGGATTTTTGCTAATAATGCATTTCAAGACCAGAAGAAATATACTAATTTCATTACAGACTGGCAGGGTAATCTTTTCTTTTGTTATTATGATGGTTCAACTACAGTTGAGACAAGGTATTGGAGCGATGTTTCTGCTAATCAAGCTAAAATTAATATAACTACCAGAGATATAGATTTTGGCGACCCATCGCATATAAAGAAAGTATATAAAGTATATGCCACTTATAAATCAAGTCATGACCAATTAACACCATTAGAATATTCTACAGATGGCAAGGATAGTTGGAGTGATTTTTCTACTGGTTCAAATGTTGCACCAGCAGGAACACACTCTGGTGATTTAAATGATTCTACCGCATGGGATGTTGCTACATTTACAGCTGATAATATACAATCCTGTCAAAGTATACAGTTTAGATTAAAACCACAGCAAGAAGCTGGACAGACATTTGATATTAATGATATATCAATTGTATATAGGCAAATACAAAAGAGAGTGTCGTAATGCCAATAACGCTTGATAGAGATATAAGAAGAGTGCAGAATGCTAAGGAAAGTTCTGTAGCATCAGGAGATATGAAAAGCGCAATAAGTCATTCTCCTGCAGTAAGGGCAATGAGAGATGGAGAGCAGGTATTTGCTCAGGAAAGCAATAAACAACTAACACTGTATAAAAAGAGTAAAGGCGCTTTATGGAAAGTTGCTTTATCTATGGATGGTAATCAATTTGTTGATAAAGATTTAGAAGTAAAGGGTTCAGCTATAATAGAAAATAATTTAGGTATAGGTGAGCGTGCCATGGAAGCGCCATTACATATTACTGCCAGTGATAATACAGCTAATATTATTATTGAAGAGAACCATAGCACTGGCGGGCCTGAATTATTATTTCGCTCATCCGATACCCTAACAAATGCCTCTGCTACTACTGATTTTTTAGGCGGTGTACTTTGGTCAGGATGGGATGGAGATTCCTTTGAATATGGAGCTCAGATAAGGGCAAGGCCGCAAGCTACATGGTCTGGTTCAAGCAGGTCTACTATGATACAATTTATGACTACACCGACAAGTTCTACAACCCTTACTACTGGCATGACATTAGACAATGCTGGTAATTTGGGTATTGGGGTATCACCATTGGCTAATGCGGATTTGACGCTTGAAGGTGGAGCTATAGCTTTAAAAGAAACCAGCACTCCATCAAACGATGCTAATTATGGAAAAATATATACAAAAACTGATAATAAATTATATTTTCAGGATGGCGCTGGCTCTGAACATGAAATTAGCTTTGAAGCATTATAAATAGGATAAGATTATGGCATACAAAAATAATTTACTAGAATATTATGGCGGCGGCGCAGTGCCTAACCGTCAAGGTTATCAAGGTGGAGGTTCTATAGGAAACAGTCTACTAGGTCTGCAGTATGGCGGCCCAGCTTATTCTGGCGGTAGTAGAGTTATGGGAAATTTGGGAAGATTCAGGTCTATTACAAAAGCGACTAAAGATGTACAGCGTAGAGCTAAACAAATAAAATCTAAGAAAAAGAAAGCAGGATTGTTTGGCAAGGTTTTTGGTAAAGCTGCTGAATGGGGTACTAAAGCATTATTAGCTCCAATACTTGGCCCCGGGGCTTTACTAGCAGCTAAGACAGTTGGCAGTGGCGTTGGCGCATATTTTGGAGCCAAGCTTGGCTATGGCGATAAAGTTGGAACTGGGTTAGATAAGACAAAATGGTTAGCAGGAGAAAGAGAAAAACTAGGTGCTGCTGAAGGAGACCTAGGTGATTTATATAAAGGTATAGCTGGTAAACAAGCTATGAGCACTGCTAAATCTGGCGGTAAGGAATTCTTAAAAGAATCTGGAGCTGATACTTGGGGAGATTATGCTCAAGCTAGACTTGGCGTTGGTAAATATTCAGGTAAAGAATTAACTCCATTTAATGAGGGAGCTGAGGAAGCGGCTGCTCAGGCTAGGGCGTCTACACCATTAGGGGACACTGACCCATTCGCTGGGCAACTTGGTGATATAGCTCAGCAAAGCAGGGGAGATGCATTGGCGGATTTTACAACTCAACTTAAAGAAGTTCAGCCACTTGAAAACTTAGGAGGATATGGAGCTTATGGTGAGATGCCGAGCTCTGGTGGATTTAAACTTGCTTCTATGGGAGAACAAGACCCATTTGAATATGCACAGTCTGGTTTCGGAGCTCAGGCTGGACAACAAGGTCTATTGGGAGGAATGTTGTCTTTAGCTGAGGGTGGTTCAGATGTTTTACAACAGCAACCATGGGCTCAGGCTGGTTATCAACTACCAGAACCTCCTAGTTTTGGAGCTAGCTTCGGAGAAGACCTTATAACTGGTCAATATAGTCCTTGGAGTAATATTACAAGTGGAGCATACGCAGGCCCAACATATAATGAAGGCGGTATGGTAAGAGATGATAGAGCTTTAATAGATATGTTATACAGGAGATAGTTATGGCAGAAAGAAATACAGATACAGTACCGGCAATGCTTACTCCCGGTGAATTTGTAATAACAGATAAAGCTG